CCTCTTCAACCAACTCTGCTTTCTTTTTCATTCTCTTCTCCTATCTTTCCAAAAAATGCGTCAGCAATCATGCCAGCATGTTTGATCGCCCTGTATTCAGCGGGATGGTTGTCCCGGATGTAACATTGCTTGCAAACAGCATCGCCGTTCTTGATTACCAACCCCTCTTGTAGACAGTCCTCACGGACTCCCTTATACCTACAATCCATACTGTGCCCCTTTACTATTGTTGTCAGGTGGAATAATTAATCCCGTTCTATTAGTGACTCCGGTGAAATAACCTTCTCCTCTACGTTTGTACCGTCAGTCAGTACGTGCGGACATACGTCCTTGTTTACGAAAGAATCTCGAACAAACACGACCCTTGAGCCAATTGGCTTGCCAGCCCACTCGCCCGTCTGGTAGTACCGTTCATGTTTCAATGTGCGGAAATGCCATCGTCGATAATGAGATCCCTGCTTACGACCCGTATAGCCCCTCGGTCCCTTGAGGGTAAATGTTTTTGGGTTGTTTGATTTTGTTGGGGATGTCTTTTCCAGTAACCCGGCACGGTTTTCTTTTTTGTTTGGCACCCCGCGATGCAACACTTCATCGCCTAACGCTTTGATGTATATCAGCACCGAGGCCACTAAACGGACTATCTTCAAGCCTTCTTCCATCAAAAACTCGAAATGCTTTTCTGCAAACCGTCTCGCCTTCTTATCACCAGCTTCGGCTAATAAGATCACTTGAGCCATGCAAAGTGGTAAAATCCAGTATTGCCCTTCACAATTGACCACCAAACATTTTGATCGATAATTAGCCATGTCTCTTTCGTAATGTTCTGCTAACGCATCCAGTTCTTCATCCGTCATATCAGATGAATACATCGGGGTTTTTTGTTGTTGGAACACGTACGCCGGACCATCTTCTGGTTTTTTCATCCAAGTATCACCGAGAAATCTCGGGTCTCCACCAAGTTCAATGATTTTAGCTTTCTCGTCCCAGGCCCAAGCCAAAGATTCAAGCCCCTGAGATCTCAGAAAGCTGGCTGCGGATCGCGCTGATTGAGCGTTGATCTCGTAACCCGAAGCAATGCTCACGTACATAGAGGTCATTTCATACGCCTCATCAACATAATCGTTTGATTTTTCAGTAAAACCCTCGGGTATCATCAAGGCAAAACTTTGAATACCATCAGAAAAATCGATCCCATCAACGTGATATTCTGCGTCCAGAATGTCTTCCAGCAACTCTGCCGAGTCAGGGTAAATGACTATTCGATCAGAGTTCGGGCTATTGTAAAAATAGTTCATGTTCATAAACTCAGCCGTCGCGACATATGTCTCCGTCAAGAAATCGTTGTATGCGTCGCGCCTCGGAAATTTCATCGGTTTCCCATCATTCAATTCTGGGTGACTCATCTCGCGCATTTTGCCCGAATCCTTAAGGTGGTAGAGGTCAAATAGATTTAATAACGAAAAACGCTGTTGTAACGCATCTAAAACACGTTTGCGTCGGGATGCTTGAGACGACTCGTCGTCTTTGTCTGCCACGAACCAAGTGACGGGGGTCGTATATTCTTCGAACAAGTAATGAGGGTGTAGGTTTTCGATGTCGTATAGGCTTGTGAACAAATCCCGGCGTTTAACAAATTCCAAATCTTCATAAGATGCAGTATTTCTATGATGCCAATTATTCTTTACGAGATCAGAATCATGCGAAAAACAACCCAATAAATTGTTCAATAGCTGCCAGGTTTGTTCTGACTGCCCGCGATGTTCAAGAATCTCCTCCTCCGGTATTCGCGGTAGATACAAAGAGGCTGCCATGTTACTGAGAAACATCGGGTTCAGTCCTATCTCTAGCATTTCTTCTTTATCGCAACTCTCAAACAACGGTCGCGTTATGATGTTTGAATTGTGGTATTCAAGCTGGTGCCGTAACTCCAAAGCAATGAAGTTCATCACCTCAAAACCGCCTTTCTCCAAAAGTCTAAGAAATTTTTTTGAGACTAAATTGTCAAAGTGCCACGGTTCATTGTCGATTTTTTGTCTGGCGTTGAAATCCCTCCGAAAATTTTTTGCTTCTCGTTTGATTCTTTTTATGTAATCGGCAGGAAAACTGCGATTAATGTTTGGTAAATCTTTGTAACCCTTCATCTTTTCTCCTCAAAAACCCCGCCAGACGGCCCACCCGGACGGGAACGGGTGTTCTAATCAAACTCCACCAGGCTCTTTGCCAGTTCCATCTCTCGTTCAGAGATGTCCAAGGACGTTTTGTACAGAAGATTCAGTACACGCTCTGATTGTTCTTCGGTCGAGGCGGTGAGTGCCATTCGTAGAGATTGTACGAAATACACAAAGTCGTTTGGGATCTCCATTATTCTTTCTCCTCTTTTAGATTTTCATTGAGTAAATAGATCGCCTTCAAGATCGTATCGATGTCTTTCTCGATCCGTTCAACCCGGGCAAACAGCTCTTCAGCTTGTTCATCCGTCAACGTAAGTTTGATTTCAATCATTTGTTCACCCTGTAACAGCCGCCAATAACATCGTCGGATGTAGGGCGGGGGTTGTCATACGGTTCAATGCCCTCGGTCCACATGTATGCTTCGCCGGAATGAATCACCTCTTCTGGGTCGAAACCATAACGATAAGATAGCTCGATCATCTTCTCTTCTGAAACACCCTCTAAGTAACCGTCTTGATGACCAGGAGAGTCAGAAAACCAGATTGTATATGTTGTTTGTTCCATTGATTTACTCCGTTTTAGATATGGGAATATGGGAGAGTATCGTGCATCGCATACGAAAACAAGCGTTTTTACGTTAATTGGCCTTACCTATTACACTTTTCTGGAGAAAAAAGTTTTTTGTAAAAAAATATTTTTTCAAAATGGTGTCGATAGTGTCGATAGTGTAACCTTCCCTTTAAAAATGGGCGTTTCAAGGGTTACACCAGGGTTACACCACCCAATAATGGTGTAACCCGCTCGCTTATACCCCAAAAACCATATATAGGGGCCAAAAAAATAAATTTTGTTGAAAAATTATTTGTTCTGAAAAGTTGCTAGTGGAAAGCGCGTTTATTAAACTCCCGAGACATGGCAGAGGCTATCAAAACAGAAACACGGGGCCGACCCCCGATATCTGAGAACACACGACTTACCGGCAAACAGGCAAAGTTCGTAGAACTCTATTGCACCCGCGAAGGCACTGAAACACTCCAAAACCTGGCAATCGAGGCAGGCTTTTCAAAGTCTGGTGCTCACACAAGAGCCTATGAAATGCTCAACCCCAAAAAAAGTCCGCATATCTGCAAAGCCGTGCGGGAAAGAAGGGCCGAGCTAAACGAAAAATACGCAGTCAATTTTGGTCAACACCTGGCTGACCTTGGCAAGATCCGAGACCAATCTATAGCGGCAGGCAACTATGCTGCTGCCACTGCTGCTGAAAAGGCGAGGGGTCAAGCTGCGGGATTGTACGTCAACCGCAGTGAGATTCGACACGGTAGTATTGATCAAATGTCAAAAGAAGAAGTCCAACAAGCTCTGAATGATTTGAAACGTCAACTTGGTGAAAAGGTTATCGAACATGAAGCAAACGGAGTCGAACTTCTGGAAGCGTCTCAAAAAGAGGATTGACACAAGTTACGAATGCCCAACCGTAACACGGATAGAAAATAGCTCGACGCCCGGGGTTCCTGACATACTGTTGATGGATGGTCACAAAAACCTTCATTTGATAGAACTTAAAGTTTGCACCGGCAACAAAGTAAATATCAGCCCCCATCAAGTATCTTTCGCTACCCGCCATGCTAACGCCCGTGTCTGGATGTTGGTGGAGGTTCAAAAGTCTGAAGGTAACAAGTGTTATCTGTATCGAGCAAACAGCGTGATGAAACTGGCTGAACACGGTTTGAAAGAAGTAGCACCCGATCTGATATTCGACCTGGTTGAAGACTTCGAAACTTTCATCTACTGGATTAAGACATCAAAACGACTTGACAGTCCTATACCATCCCATGTTAAAACCGCCTGATGTTTTTTCTCATCGAAAAGGTTTTGTCGTGGATGTATCCAAATGAGGATCAAAAAACCGCTGGCGAACTCAAACTCGAAGATGACCGCAAGCGTCGGATGGAAACGATACGGTATTGGGATAATCATATCCGGCAGCGCGAAAAAGAATTAGGCATGGCATTTGACGACGATTGATTTACTGTATAGGATGTATCCCACATTCATTCTAATTAGGAGTAAAACGAATGGCGGAAGCAATAAACATTACAACGGTGGGCGTAGAGCACGAACTCAAGATCGATAGTGCTTATGATCTCAAAGCATTGGATCTTTTTATCGACAAAAAAGATGTCCGGTACTACCTCACCGGCCTGCATCTTGATAACAAATACATGACTGCGACCGATGGCAAGGTGCTGTTACGAATACGCCATGACCAGGATCTTGGTTTGGGGGAAAACGGTATCGTTGTGAGCCTGCCGAAAGTGACAGTCAAAGCAAGTGATACACAGTGCAGCATATCAATTGAGGAAACCGAAACTCCGGTCCCGCACGGGCACGGTACTGTCACTGAGTATAGTCGGGTGGCTCGATTGTTTATTAACGATACGGTACACAAGCTTGAAATAATCGACGGCCAGTACCCGGATGTTGCTAGGGTAATACCCGACCAAAACCAAACCAAACAATCTGACTCAGCATTCCAATCGCAGTATTTGGAACTAATCGCGAAGGCGGCA